CTCCGACTTTCGGCTTCCACTGCTCTACGGTTTCGGTGTAACTGGTCGGTAATTCGTACTCCACTCCTATTTCTTTTGCCACAGCAGGCAAGGCTGCTTGCGCTTCTGCGCACGTGCGGTAAACCCAGCCTTTTTCAAGCGAGCCATACTCATTCGGAAAGCCGCCCCAGTGCAACGAGCCTACACCCCATTTGTCGCCCATGAGTACAAAGGTAAAATAAACATCGCCTTTCTTCGGCTTCCAAGGCAGCTTTACTATTTCAAAAGAACCGTATACCAATTCTTGCAGCATTCCATGATTAGCACTACGCCAACTAGCTTCGCCTTGCTCTTGTGCCAAAATCCCGTTCATATCGAATTTAAATAATTCATTGGGGCAAAGGTTGATTTTAAATTCTTCGCCCAACTCCAGTCCGAGCATTTTGGCTACATCAGCCATATGATTTTTAGCCATGTTATTCACTCCTTAAAACGCTCCATAATCGCCACGATTAAGCCCATCCATTGGATAATGGCTACCGGGACGAGCGCCACAATCAACACGACCGCTACAAATTCATCTAACGTCATTATTCTTCCTCCTCATCCTTTTGCCAGCCGACAATGTCTTGTTCATCACCGATACGCTTAATGGTTCTGCCCAGGATTTTACAAACGGACTTCAGCCACTCTACGCTATGCCCTTCAAGCACCTTGTCCATTTCTTCGTCTGACAAGTCACTAAAGCAGATGCTTTGCCAGCTGCCGTCACGCTTAACGCGAAAATACACGCCGTCTAAATCTCTATTCATGTTCAACCTCCTTTTCAATCGCTGCACGAATAGCCGCTATTGCTTGTTGCAAATAAAAATCATCGCCGCTGTTCGTCCAATCGCCTAAAATATCGTCAATATCGTTAACAACTTTCACGCGTTCTTCGTTAGTCATGTTCTTCAACCTCCTTTAATCGCTATCAACAAAGCAGCCGCAGCCGCCAATATCGAATAAGTCTATCTCCTTATGACTTTCCACATCCTGCCGAAGTTGCCTTAATGTATAAGGCTTAGCAACTCCATTCATGGTCTTTTTCATAAATGCTATATCCTTGCCTAATAACTCACGCATGGAATTTTCTTCCTGCTCTGCTCTTGCGTATCGGTCCGGCAACGCTTCAAGTAGTTTTGCGAAATGCCCTTGCCCCGCACGGCAGCAGAAGCCGCCGCAGTTATTATGCGCAAATCCCATAGCGTACAGTCTTGGCGGTTCTATGCCATCAGCCTTTAACACTTCAAGCATATCAACCTTGCTGAGATATGGTGCTTCACTCATTGGATATTCAACCTTGAACGGTGCCCAATTTTTCCTCGGTGCATTAAAACGATGTGTTTCCGTCCAATCCAATCCCAGATACAACTTAGTTTCTTCCGGCTCATAATTGCTGAAAATATAATCATGAGCTGTTTTCTGCTTTAGGATATGACTGCACGGCGCCAGCCTATTGTTCCCTAAAAATCTGCTATCCCGGTACACTTCAAAAGGTGTTCTTCCGTCAGCGATTTTTATCAGTTCAGCGCCTAGCTTCTCCGCTGCCTCGTTGATAAATCTGTATAAGTCCTCGTCCTCTATTTTGGTGTCGGTAAAAAGCAGGACAACGTTCTCTTTACCGACGTTTTCTATAACTCGCTTGGCGGTGCAATAACTACACGCGCCGCTAAAAAATACTACGTGCTTCACTCACGCCAGCTCTTTCGTGTTTTATTACACATGAGCCGGGCACGCCAGCAAGCCACCCATACAGTAAGCTGATTAGACTAACTGCGCAGTTATCGCCAGCGTTTACGTTTATTCTTAGCACTCAATGCGGTGTTCCCAGGTAATCAACCTTTGAGCCTGTGCAGCTCGCCACCTCAACAACCCTTGTTAGGATGAGTGATTCGCGGTATTATTTCTCTTCCTCGCTCCGCACTTCTGCGGCGTATTTTTACACCGCTTGCAAGGCCTATCGCACTCACAGCAGCAGATGTGTAAGAGTGTACTTATCACGCACTCTGGGGCAACAGCCTTGCAGAAGTATTTAGGTTTTATGCGCGCTTCAATCGCGCTTGTTATTTCTCTATTCGGCTCCGGGTCGCTTTTCGGCGGTTGCGGCAAGTCTAACAGTCTAGCGACTTTGCGTTTGCAATTCAGCAAGCCGCAAGATTTCGCTTTCCCTCGCAGGAATTCGCCGGTTTTAACTTTTTTTGTCTTTCCGCAATCGCACCGCACTAAAAAATAAGTGTTTCGTGCGTCCTCATAACCTAAAAACTTTTCAATGGTCAACGTGCCGTACTTCATGCCGACCCATGCCACCCAATTCCTCACGCCAGCACCTCCAAAGTAAGCTCATCGCCACATTTCAGCAACTTACTTTTACAAGGTTCATGATGCTTGCGGCTGTACGCGAAGTCATTCATGTAGCATTGCAGGATACGGAATTGATTGTCAATAGCGTTATCATTCAAGCCAATCTGCCGGCCGTACTCAAATACGGCTTTATCCTGCGGCATATACGGCATAATGAGCCGGTGTTCCGCCAGCTTTGCCATTGTCCATTTGAGCAGCATACTGTTCAGCCTATCAGCTAGCGGCTTTCCGTCGCTCAGTTTCTCCATGTTGCAGCGGTTTATATTCTCCTGCACATGAGCTTCTTCTGCCTGCTTCAAAGCCGCCTGCATGAGCGCCGGGCTGATTATATTCACGTTAAGGCCGTTCGCACCGGTCAAGGTAAGCGCAATCTGCTCTGCTTTCTCCCACCGGTCAAGGCCTATATTTTGCTGATTAAAAATTCCCGCCCAAAGGTCGACTGTTTCTGACAGAATTCTTTTCGCTTCTTCCAGGCGGTCAAAGCCGGGCCGTATATCCTGCGGCATCCGTTTTCCTGCCTGTTGCAGTTTAACAATCGTTTGGGCTATTCTCTGCTGTTGCAGCATCTTCTTCGCCTCCGTACAATTCGTTCACTAGGTCCATGCCTGTATAATCATTCCTGCCTTGCTTCTTGCTGTTGCCGCTGGCATAGTTTCTTGCTACGGTCTGTACATACGCAAAGTTTCTTGCGCCGTGCTCTACCGCCGCTAGTATTCCTTGCTCAACGGCAGCTTCGCCAACCTCACCTAACAAGGCTTGCAGTTTTTCTCCGACGATTGGAGTAAGCGGCATCATGTTTTTCTCCCACAAGGCAAAAATTTCAGTATGTGTTTTTGCCTTGTCATCGTCATTTCTTTTAGGATGATGATAATCATCCTTTTCTTTATCTCTATACTCTATACTCTTATCTCTAATCTCTGTCGGACATTTTGTCCCTTTTTCTGGGGACATTTTGTCCCCCTTTTCGGGGACATTTTGTCCCTTTTTATTTTGACGTTGCGTCTTTTTCTTCGTCGCTGATTCTGACGCACTACCGCTGCCGGTCATGTTAGCAACCTCCGGCAAGTAGCTTTCGCCTTTATCGTTCTTCTCAATAAGGCCAATTTGTTCAAACAAAGCAAGCGCACTTTCGACGATTTCAATATCAAATTGCGTCTGTTTAGCGATTGATTCAGCAGTATGCTGAATAGTCATTTTGCCGACCTGCCGAACAAGTACGCCGTCAGTTTTCAATGACTTTAAGCACAGTTTAAGGTACAAGAGTACGTATTTTTCGCCGTTTTCCTGGTCCTCTAGCCACTCAACGACATCACTTTCAAAGAAGTTTTCGTTGAGCTTTAACCAATAATACCTGCCAGCCATGTTTTACTCCTCAAAGTATGTAGGTACTTCGTACACCATTTTATTGTTCTTCCGGTATACCTTGATTCTTCCGTCCTTCTTGCAGAACTTCAAAAATCTATACCAGCGTTTCGGATTGCTCTTTCTATACGAATACATAGAAAGAAGATGAAGTCCAGCTGCTCCCTTGATAAGCTCAAAGAATAAGTCGAAAGCATCTGGCTTTGCTTCTTCTAAATCGTCCGCAAATTTGTTACTGAAGCCAAAGTGTCCTTTACCTACAAGAACTATTGCTTTACTTTTTTCGCACGGTGTCGCTTTTACATTCAACATTTTGTCCCGCTCCTTTCAAATTTTTAGGGGACATTTTGTCCCAAAGTTGGGGGACATTTTGTCCCCACTTTTCGGGACATTTTGTCCCCGATGATTTTGGTTATTTCATGCTTGCTTCAATTTCTTCTGCCGTGAAGATTTCACCGGTTGCAGTATCAACCTTGCCACCCTCTGCAAGCTCCTGCGCTTGCTCTGTAGCGTTCTCTGCGTCAACGTCGATGTATTCAGCCTCGCCGGTTTCTTCGTTGAGCACAGCGGCTTTTCCGTCATTTTCAAAGGCAGTCAATAATTCGATAGACTTAGGTGCATATGTTTTCAAAATAGGCAACAAGACTGTTTTGCAGGCCATTGCGTCAAAGTCAGTTTTCCAAGGTCCTTTATTGAACGCCTTGCTGAAGCGTTTTGCGTGAGCAAGTACCTGCTCTTTGGTTGAATAGTGCGCTTTTCTAAAACCGCCAACTGTTTCGATGGCCGCGAAGTAACCCACTACATTATCACTTACCGCTTCGCCGAGTTCATAAGTCTCATCGAATTTATTCCAATGTTTCAACTCTCCCTCATAAACTGGCACCATGATAATTTTTTTCATATACCCACTGCGCATAGCGAGCTGAATTAAACCTTTGTATCCAATTTGAAATTGAGCTATACCGGCATAAGCAACAATATATGCTTCGCCGAGAGTTGGCACGATTTGAAGTTTGAGGCTTGCTGCCGTAGCTGCTGCTGCAAGCACAGTATGATAATCCGCTGCGCGCAAAAGTTTATCGTTGTTGTATACTGTTAACACGCTAGACAGATAACTGCCGGCGTTTTCACCAAGCATTTTTTCGAAACGTTCTTTGACCGCTGCACTGTTAATCGCTAAGCTTAAAGGCGACGGTGCCTTTGCAGTACTGCTATTATTTCTTTTTTGAATACCGTTAATAGTTGCCATCTTCTTTTAACCTCCTTAATTTCAAACAATCTTTTTCACTGTCATACAAAATTTCTTCCAGCGACAAGTCTAATGCTTGTGCCAATTTTACACGTGTACGCAATGCAATATTTTTAACTACGCCGCATTCGTATGAGCTGATGGTCGGCTTTTCTACGCCAACCATTAGCGCAACTTCACCTTGCAGCAGGCTTAATTCCTTCCGCTTATGGAACAAAGTTACGCCTAATTTCTCCTGCTCTGTAAGGCTCATTTTAACGTGAACCTCATACTAGGCTTGCCAACTTTAGCATACTTTTCGTATACGTCCGGCAGGTCTTTTTTCAGCGCCCTGCTGTCCAGCGACACCCTTGCAGCAGTCTGTTTATAGGTAATCTTTCTATCTCTGAACATACCATTTTCGTTGCCGTCAAGCATAATCTTCAAGGCATTTTGTGCCTGGCTTAGTTGTTCTTCCAGCACTTTTTTCGTTGCGGTCAGCCCATCGATACACTTAATGTATTCCTCCGCCGCACTCGGCAACAGCGTGATATTATCAGCAGACAGTCCGCTTTTACTATTCATTTTGTCAATGGTTGCGGCAGTGCTTTCGCTGCCGTCAACCTCCGGCGGAATATCGTTTTGCAGGTTGTTCCAGAATATAATCGCTTGCGCTCTCATATCTGAAATAAACTCATCGTTACGGGGAATTTCTTTCCATACAAAATGGTTGCCGCCGATTAAGCAGGCGATGTACCATTTGTCACAGCCGGTAATAGCCATGTACCATTGACACTGGCAATAGTAGCTGTCTGGCAGCTCGTCACCGTCCCAATCTTTCGACTTAAAGCCGTTCGCGGTCTTACATTCAAGGCCTGCATTCTCGCCTACCACAAGGCGGTCAACGTTCGCCAGCATGAACTCATAGCTTTCATCCTGCAATGTGCCGCATCTGCGAACCTTTTTGCCGGTCAGCTCACAGAATCTGTCAGCTACAACCTGTTCAAGCACCGTACCCCAATAAACGAATTCATTATTGGAAAGGTCCTCTGGCTCAACGTCACCATGTTTTTCAGCGTAGAGTGCGTAAGCGCTTTTCCAGGGATTAAGTCCCATGATGCAGGCTACGTCGCTACCGCCGATACCGCTATTGCGGACGCGTTCCCACGCCACGCGGTCGGCCGCCTGTTCGACGGTCATAATTAATTTGCCCTTCATTTTCATGCCTCCTTAAATTTCTTTATATAACGGAATAACAATTTGTTGTCCCGCTTGCAACCACTTCACGCCGTTCAGATTGTTGTACTCTGTTATATCGTGCATAAACTCACGGCAATCACGGTATTTATCCTGCTGGTCCATGTAACGCCCGGTAATCTCCCACAGCGTCTGTCCCTCGCCTACGGTGTAGGCAACCAACGTTTGCTTATAACTAGGGAACAAAAAACCATGTGCCCTAGCAGCCATCTTTGCGGCGCTGCCACCGGTCAGAAAGACAAGACCAGCAAGCAGAATAACAGTGATAATAAAAGCCTTAGTAGTCTTACTCATTTGCCCCATCCTTTCATAACAATCTTGCGCCAGCACTCGCCTCCGCTGCACACGGTAACAAGCAGGCCGCTTTCCTTATCTACTACTTTAGAGAAGTTCATGTGCGACAAGTCTTTACCGCACACAGCGCATTTTCTCTTTTTCCTAGTCATTCGTACCTCCAAACTTCTGCCTCTAAGTCAAGAGGCGTAATCCCCATGTACTCAGCAAACTTTGCCGGGCTGATATGATAAGCCCAACTCTTTTTACTGCTGGCGTGAATTGCCACCCCGAACGGTAACGCGCCACTACGCAGGCCCATACGCACAAACATCTCGCTTTTCTGCATGAGCCGTGCGGCCGTTTTAATAGGAACGTTTCCAAGCATCTTACTGCCTCCTTTGCTTTAGAAAGCGCATTGCCGTTTCGTAGCGTTTTTCAGCTCTTTCAATAGCTTCTGCGCGTTCTTTCTTTTTAGCTTTTTCTTCCAGCGTGTCACACCGGATTGCGCCCATGATTCTTTTCAAATCTTTGTCGGTCCTACTATTCAAAGCACACCTCCTGCCCGCGCCGACGCTAGGCGCGGGGCTTGTTTCTATTTCAGCCCTACTACTGGCCGACTACCTGTTGTTGCTGTTCGCACAGTTTTACGGCAGCTTGCAAGCCCTGCATATATGCGGCCGCAACCATAAGGCCGTCCGCTTTAAGTTTGGACATATCAACCGCCGTGCGCTTTACACGCTTTTCAGCAAGCATCTCTTTTACTTCCATTGTTGCCACCCCTTTCGCTGTTTATCGTTTCGCGATTTTCGTTATCGCTTTGTAATTATCATACTACTATTACTATCGCTTGTCAATTATTTTTTTCGTTTTTCGATTATATACAAATTATCGTTTTTCTATTGATTTTTTTGTAATTCGATATTATACTATAGATGAAGTGAGGTGATTAAATGGATATAGCGCAACGCCTAGTATTGATACGCGAAGCCGTTGACCTTAGTCAAAAGAATTTCGCTGCTAAAATCGGACGTTCTCAAAGTACATACTGCGAGTATGAAAAAGGAAAGAATGTGCCGGAAAGAACCATTGCTGATATATGCAGAGAATTTTATGTTAATGAAGATTGGCTGCGCACCGGTGAAGGAGATATGTTCAAAAGCAAGAACAACACCAATGAAGAACTAGCTTTTCAAATAAGCAAGCTACTGAAAACCGATGATGAATTCACGAAAAACTTGTTTCTTGAATATCTCAAACTGCCGCCCGAGATGAAAACTTTATTTGAAGATTTCGTTCACAATCTGGCCAAAAGCAAATAACCGGCAAATAAAAAAATCCCCCGTACCATCCGCGGTACGGGGGATTTTGCTATGCCTTTTAAATTAGTGCAGCAAATAAAAAATCAATCTTCGTCTACAAGTCCAAGGATAAATCTGTATATGACAGCCAGCGTTTCTTCATCTTTCACTTCCTGCAATATACCGATTATCCTACTCAATAAAACCTGCATTGTGCCCTCCATTCAAATTAAAGCAGGCCTACAACACTAAGAACCTATTTATATTCTAACACTAAGCTCGCTCATTATAAAGAGTTTTAGGAAAAGTAATTATTTAAATTGCGGTTTACATTCAAATGTGCTATTATTAAATCAAATAAAGACAGAAAGTGAGGTGGTTAACATGGTTGACAGTAACACTACAAGCCTACAGATTAAGAACCTCTATCAAACTATTTTCGCTGTGCCATTGGCGCAAGGCGTGACATGGGCAGTCTAAAAGCTGCCCATTATTTTTTTTATTACAAAGGAGAGTGCTTATAATGAGATTTAATCCAATAGAGTTTTTCTATGAGCTGCTTAACGGAAATCCTTATCTTATTGGTATGCTAATCGTTGCCGTGTGTATATCTCTTATTCCTAATTCGTTATGCGAAACTATATTAGAACTGCCCCAAAAAATAAAAAAGATGTTTGCGAAGAAGCCTGTTGATGCACCAATTCAGCAGGCTAACCAAAATTACGACTTTATTCCGTCTGACGATAATTATTTTACTTTCAAAGGCAGAATAGGAAGAAAAGTTTTTATTAAACGAACCGCTCTTGCATATTTAGGAATTATTCTGGTAGCAGTATTCTTTTCGTGGTTAGCAGGTTCAACAAGTGAACTAGAAAAAGTTTCTCTATATAGCGCATTAATGCTTGTCTTTATGCTCCCTTTTACACTCTTCTTATACGCCAACACAAACAGACGCTTTCATGATATTGATAAAAGTTCAAGATGGACATTAGCAATGTTCCTTGCAAGCAACACTGTTGCGCTGTTCTACTTTCTTCTACTGCTCTATTTGTTTTGTAAAAAAGGCAATCCCGGTGCAAACGAATATGGCCCAAATCCATTGCAGCAATAAGCAACGATATTTTCAAACAAAAACAACAATAGCCCACGCCGTACACGTGAGCTATTGTTGCTGTTGTTTTTGCCGAATCGTAAACACAATTTTGAAAGGAGGTTTGCCTTGATGAAAAAAATCTGGAAAACATGAAAACCTAGAAAAAAGGAGAAAGAAGGGAATCAAGAATTGCACTTCATTCAACACCCCGAAAATGAAATACAATATGCTTGTATATGTGCCCACGGAAGCTGCGCCGTCTACTGCGCCTACACCGGACCGCACAGCCGCCCCGAACACCTACTTATATTATATCATGATAATATGTTTAATTTGTGAATAATAACTTCATATAAACGCTTAAAGAGTTTATACACATGTTATCCCCAACTGTTGCAAAAAATGCAACAACTGAAAAAGGAAGGAGCAACTAAACATGAAATTACCTAACGGCTATGGTTCCGTTACGAAGCTGACCGGGAACCGGCGGCGACCGTATATGGTCCGCATCACAACGGGCTTTACCAATAACGGCCGCCAGCTTATGAAAATACTAGGCTACTATGCAAAGCGCACAGAAGCACTTACTGCCCTAGCCGAATACAATCAATCGCCCTATGATGTTGAAAGTGTGGGCTTGACGTTTGCCCAGGTACACGAGAGATGGGAAGCCGCAACCTACGTTGACGGCAAAGAGCAATCTAACCAATATAAAGCAGCATATAAGCGCTGCGCGCCACTATGGGATATACCGTTCAAAGATATTAAGACTGCGCAATTTCAGCAAGTCATAAATGACTGCGACAAAGGCTACGCTACCAAGAAGGCAATCCGAATCGTATGTAATCTGATGGCCAAATATGCGCTTGCTAATGATATTATAGTAAAAAATTATGTTGAGCTTACTAGCCTACCGCCCCAGGTTGAAAGCAGAATACACAATCCGCTTACTAAAAAGGAGCTTGCTATATTATGGGAAAACAGCAAGGATATAAAAGTGCAAGCCGTGCTTATCCTCTGTTATACCGGCATGCGCCCCACCGAGCTAGTGAAGGTTGAGAAGGCGAACGTCGACTTTGAAAATAAATTCTTCGTTGGCGGCATGAAAACTGCGGCAGGCCGCGGCAGAAGAATTCCTATTGCTGATAAAATATTCGACTTCTTCAAGGATGCTTGTGAACGCAGCACCGGCGAATATATCTTTTCTGATGAACGGGGCAAGAATATATCCTATGACGCATACCGCAGCAGATATTGGGAACCGGTAATGAATATGTTTAAGATGGACCACTTGCCCGGTGACGGCCGCCACACTTGCGCAAGCCTGCTTGATGATAAAGACGTAAATGTAAAAATCAAGAAGCTAATTCTGGGGCACGCCAGCTCCGACGTAACGGAAAGAGTTTACACTCATAAGACGTTAGAGCAACTGTTAGAGGCTATAAATTTAATATAG